TACGAGACATGCAACTTTTCTATTGGCATTGACTCAGGCATCGTTGTCAGACCTGGCATGGTGGTAGACATTGCTGATCCGTTGCGTGGTGGAACGCGAAGGAACGGACGTGTCTCATCAGCGACAACGCTCCAGATCACGATTGATAGCACCACTGAGTTATCAGTCAACATGGGCAACAGCCCGACGATCTCAGTCGTTTTGCCTAACGGCCTGGTTGAGACAAGGGACATTGACACGATCAGCGGCACGGCGGTCAATGTTGTCACTGCGTTTAGCCAAGCTCCAGTAGCCAACGCTCCATGGCTGATCCAGACAACCGATATTCAGTCGCAACAGTTCCGCGTCATTAGCGTTGCTGAGAGCGGTGATGGGGTTTTTGGCGTTACGGCAATTAAATACAACGAAAGCATTTATGACGCGGTTGAAAAAGATTTAAACCTGACGCAGCGCGACATCACCAACATTTCTGCATCTCCGAATGCAGTAACAAACATTTCTGTAACTGAATTTTTATACGAAGAAGGTGGAACTGTTAGGACAGGCGTTGACATCAGCTGGACAAGCCCTGTTACTAACGTAAACGATTTTGTTGTTCGTTATCGCTTAGACAGCAACAACTTTCAAAGGATTGTTACCAGTACGCCGTCAGCTCAAGTTAAAGGGCTTAAGGCTGGATCCTTGGAAGTGCAAATTACAGCCCGCAGCTTTATTGGCAAGTCTGGGCCTATCACGCGCCAAACATTCACACTCGCAGGCAAAACAGCAATTCCAGGCAATGTCCAGAACTTGACGCTTGAGCCTCTCAACTACAACAGCGCACGGCTGCGTTGGGATCAGACCGTTGATCTTGACGTGAAGGTGAGTGGCAGGGTTCACATCCGTCACAGCAATCTCACTGACGGCAGCGCAACATGGTCGAATAGCACTGATTTAATTTCAGCTATTGCAGGCAGTTCAACTGAAGCAACTGTTCCGCTCCTTGAAGGTGAGTACCTTGTCAAGTTTGAAGATGATGGGCTGCGCAAAAGCGCAACAGAGACCAGCATCGTTGTAGATCAGCCGGTTTCACAAACCTTTTTTGGCGTCAAGGTCCAACGCGAAGACCAGATCACGCCAACGCCGTTCAGCGGCACCAAAACCGACACCACCTACAACTCAACTTATGACGCTTTGATTCTGGACAGTGATGGTTTGACTGCGGGCACTGGTGAATATGCCTTTGCTGATACCTTGGATTTAGAGGCCGTTTATAGCTTGGACCTGGAGCGTCGTTTAGTCGCTCGTGGTATCTATCCAGCAGACCTTTGGGATAGTCGGACGGCAAATATCGACACCTGGGTGGATATAGATGGCGGGGTTGTGGACAAAGTTAATGCGGAGGTATATGTCAGAAAAACGAACGATGACCCGTCCGGTACTCCGACTTACAGCGCCTGGCAGCCGTTAGCAAACGGTGTGCTGAAAGGTCGCGCATTTCAGTTCAAAGCGGTGCTGACCTCGACTGACACGGCCCAAAATATCCTTGTTGATGAGCTGGGCTATAAGGCCCAGTTCTCGCAACGCACAGAGCAGAGCACCTCGGCTATTGCAAGCGGAACATCTGCCAAAGCAGTGACGTTTGCTAATCCGTTTTTCACTGGCACCAGCAGTCTGGGCGGAGCAAACAGTGCGTTGCCCACCATTGGCATCACGCCGCAAAACATGGCCACCGGGGATTTCTTTGAACTGAGCAGCATTTCCCGAACAGGTTTTACGGTGACGTTCAAGAACAGCAGCGGCACGATCGTTGACCGCAACTTCAACTACATGGCGACAGGCTTTGGCAAGTCATAAGATGTCAGAAGCAGTGCGCTAGGGCCTTGTGGCGACTCACGACTATTCGCTAGCAGACCAAAGCGGAGCCAGCTTCCGTAGCGACCTTAATAATGCGCTGTCTGCGATTGCCTCGAACAACAGCAATTCAACCGACCCGGCGACTACCTTTGCTCACCAGTGGTACGTCGATACGGGCGATAGCACCCTCAAGATCAGAAATGGTGCGAACAACGCTTACGTCAATGTCAGTGCGGTAGGGGGCATTGGAACGGCAAACCTTGGTCTAGCTCTTGCGGCATCGCCAACGTTTACAGGAACCGCCACGTTTGGCGGCAACATCCTGATGTCAGGCACTGGAACGCTTGACCTGCCAGTCGGGACAACAGGTGAGCGTCCGGGCAGCCCTAACAACGGGATGATCCGTTACAACTCAACGTTGTCTAGATATGAGGGCTATAGCGGTTCAAGCTGGGGCACCCTTGGCGGAGGTGCGACTGGCGGTGGAACGGATCAGGTGTTTTACACCAATGGTCAATCAGTCAGCACAGACTTCACTTTGAGCGGATCTCTAAACGCAATGTCAGCGGGACCGATAAGCATTGCCAGTGGAGTTACAGTAACCGTAAGTTCCGGTGCCACTTGGACGGTGGTCTGATATGAGCACGATCAAGGCAGCCAACGTACAGAACACTGGGAGTGGCGCTCCAACGTTCAAGAACAGCTCCGGCACGGAGATTGGTCAGCTTTGCAGAGCGTGGGTCAACTTTGAAGCTGATGGAACGGTTGGTATCAATGATGATTTCAACGTCAGCTCAATTACTGACGGAGGGACTGCCATATTTACAGTCAATTTTACCAATGCGCTTCCCAACACTAATTACACAATGACGGGTAGCTCGCACAGTTATTCGAGCGATTTCACAGGCATTGTTGTATCTCTTGACGCTAGGTCAGGCAGTGGTAGCTCAATCGACACTAAAACTACTTCTGCTTGCAAAATCGTCTGCGCAGCAAGTACAACTGAAGTTGATCCGGTGAACATTTCTGTCCTCTTCTTTGCAGCGTAATGAGCACACTAAAAGTCGCCACCATCCAAGACACGTCGGGCAACAACAGCTCGACACCTGAACAGGTCGCCCAAGGCAGGGCAAAAGCTTGGGTTAATTTCAATGGCACTGGAACGGTTGCCATCAGAGACAGCTTTAACGTTAGTTCCATTACGGACATTAATACTGGTATTTATGATGTGAACTTTACGTCTAGTTTTGCAAATACAAACTACGCTGTCAGTTTTACTGCTGGCGACCCAGACAACTCTGCTGGCCCTAGAGGCTTCAAAACTCCTTATTTCATGCGAACTTCTGCAATAAGGCTTGATTCAAGAGGCGAAGGCGGTGGTGAGGAAGATGCAGAAACTGTTTCTGTAGTTATTTTTGCTGATTGATCCATGAGCACCCTTAAAGTCAACAACATCACAGACACCAGCGGCGGCTCAAGCAACCTCAGTGTGCCAGGCACGGCAAAAGCGTGGGTCAACTTCAATGGCTCTGGAACGGTTGCGATCAGAGATGACCTGAATGTCAGCTCTATTACGGATAGTGGCACTGGTCTTTTTAAAGTTAACATGTCCAGTGCGCTGTCAAACACTAACTATGCAGTGGCCGCAGGCAGCTCTCACAACAGTGGAAGTTATCTTGCTTGGCCACACCTTAGAGACAGAGATCAGGAGACGAGGAGCACCACGCAGTTCCAGTTAGATGTCAAGAACAGCAGCGGAGCTGCAACAGATAGCGAGGAAATCCACGTTGCTGTTTTTGCAAATTGATCTATGACGGTGCATATTGCTAACATTGATTCATCGCCGTTTTTGCCATGAGCGACAAGCGCATCATCTTCCCAAATGACGACGGTGGCGTTTCCGTCATCGTCCCGTCAGACAACTGCGGGCTGAGTGTTGAAGACATTGCCCGTAAGGATGTGCCTACTGGAAAGGCATATCAAATCGTTGACGTAGCGGACGTTCCAAGCGATCGTTCGTTCCGTAATGCTTGGACCTACACGGAGAGCTGACATGCCTATCGGACTCAACATGTCCAAAGCAAAGGACATCCACCGCGACAACGTGCGTGCAGCACGCGGCCCTCTTCTGGCTGCTAAGGACATTGAGTTTACCCGTGCTCAAGAATCCAGTGCTGACACCACTGCAATCGTGGCTGCCAAGCAAGCATTGCGTGATGCACCTGCTGCTGCTGCAATCGATGCTGCAACGACAGCTGATGAGCTGAAAGCAGCTTGGGACACCAGCCTTTTGGGCGCTAGCCCGTACTCCTGAAAACAGTAGACTCATCCCAGGAGGTGCGTCATGGCCGTCAATCCTGGGACCTATAACTTCACGCTCCAGCGCAGAAGCGACTGGAGCTTGATTTTGCAGTTCAAAGACAGCACAGATACTGCCATTAACCTGACCGGCTACACGGTGTACGCCCAGGCGTGGGACAAAGCGCGATCTACAAAATACGCTGACTTCACTGTCGCCTACACGGACAGGTCAAACGGCAAGGTGACGATCAGTTTGACTGACACGCAGACAGCAACATTCATCGACGAGCTGTACTACGACGTGCTGCTGGAAAATGGCAGCGGGTTGCGTGAGTATTACCTAGAAGGCGTTATTTTTGTGTCTGAGGGCTACACGTCGCCATGACAGCAGTCAACGTCACAACAAACGGCCAGACGACAGTCGTTGAAAACACGACGACCAATACCGTTTCCATCACAACAGCTGGCCCTCAAGGTCCGGCTGCCGCTGGCTTTGTCTTTGATGGCAGCGGTAAAGTGAATGACAGCATCGTCTATTTTGACTCCGCTGCGGGGGAGTTTAAAGCAGACAACACCACCACTAAACTGAGCCTTGTAGAGGGCGGGAACTTCTAAGCCATGGCCAACACCATCCGCATCAAGAAGCGTGCTGCCTCTGGCTCAGACGGTGCGCCATCTTCGCTGGCTAGCAGCGAACTCGCCTTCAATGAGTCAGATCTGAAACTTTATTATGGCTTCGGTGATAACGGCTCTGGTGTAGCGACCTCAATCATCACTATCGGTGGCTCTGGAGCGTTGTTCTCCAAGACCGATGCAAGAGCCGCGAATCTTGTTCTTGCTGGCCCCACAACTGGATCTGACGCTAATCCGACGTTCAGGTCATTAGTTGCTGCAGATATTCCGAGCCTTGCCCACACCAAGATCAGTGACTTTGACACTGGTGTGCGGACCAACCGCTTAGATCAGATGTCTGCCCCGACGGGCAACGTTGACATCAACTCCAACAAGCTGACCAACGTCACTGACCCGACCTCGGCTCAGGACGCGGCAACCAAGGCTTACGTCGACGCGGTCAAGACTGGCCTGGATGTCAAGGATTCAGTGAAAGTTGCCACCACGGCAAACATCACACTGTCTGGCACGCAAACTATTGATGGCGTTGCTGTTTCTGCTGATGAGCGTGTGCTGGTCAAGAACCAGTCAACTGCTTCTGAAAACGGCATCTACGATTGCAAGTCCGGCACTTGGGCTCGCTCCAGTGACTTTGACGCCAACAGCGAAGTTACCTCTGGCGCGTTTGTCTTTGTTGAGCAGGGCACTGTTAGCGCCGACTCCGGCTTTGTTCTAACAACCGACGGTTCAATCACCGTTGGCAGCACCTCGCTCAGCTTCACCCAGTTCTCTGGCGCTGGTCAGATCACCGCAGGCGATGGCCTTCAGAAATCTGGCAACGCCCTGTCTGCCGACCTCAAAGCCAACGGCGGCCTAGTCATTGAATCGGCTGAGATTGCTCTCAAGCTGGACGCATCTAGCATCACCGGCACGCTTGCGATTGGCGATGGTGGCACGGGCGCAACATCTGCATCAGCCGCCAGGACTGCCCTCGGTGTTGCAATCGGCAGCGATGTCCAAGCTTTTGATGCCGACCTCGACAATCTTTCTGGTTGTCAATCTGGCGCGTCAGCTGCTCTTGCTGCGTTGACCTCTACTGAGGTTGCGATTCTCGATGGGGCCACAGTTACCACCACAGAATTGAACCTGTTAGATGGTGGAACATCAGCGACTTCAACGACGCTGGCAGCTGCTGACCGTGTGGTCTTGAACGACGCAGGCACGATGAAGCAGGTGGCACTCTCTGATCTTGTGACCTTCCTCGCCGATGGGGCTACCAGCTCCTTTGTCGTCGATGGCGGCACCTATTGATCGGAGTGACTGATGGCGAACACGATTAAGCACAAGCGCGGAAGCGGCTCAAATCCGACTGCTTCTGATTTGGTTGCAGGCGAACTTGCCATCAGAACTGATACCGGCGTTGTTTTTACGAAAAAAGATGATGGTACGGTCGTTGAAGTTTCTGGCAGTGGAGAAACCAACCTAGGCGTTTCAACAACAACTACGGCTGTCACAGTTACTAGCGACACTGGCAACAACGCCACGATTAGCGAGGCCAGCGGAAGTGCTGCTGGCGTGATGTCTACGGCGCATCATGACAAACTGGACGGCATTGAATCAAACGCAACTGCCGACCAAAGTGCCGCTGAGATTCTTACTGCTATTAAGACTGTTGATGGCTCTGGAACTGGCTTAGACGCCGACTTGCTGGACGGTATTGAAGCAACTGGGTTCTTGCGAAGCGATCAAGAAGACGCAAAAACCGCAGGACATTTAATCTTCAGTGACAACATAAAAGCCCGCTTTGGCACAGGCAGTGATTTTGACGTTTATCACGACGGCACTCATGGCAACATTGAAAACACCACTGGCGACCTTTACATCCAGGGCCAGGCCGATGATGTAATTATCCGTGCTGCTGATGATATTTCTATTCAGCCACAAAACGGAGAGAATGGCATCAAAGTTATTGGCAATGGCGAGGTAGAGCTTTTCTACGACAACGTCAAAAAGTTTGATACTAAATCAGACGGCTGCGAAGTTATTGGCGAACTTGAGTGCGACAGCCTCGATGTTGATGGCGCGGCAAACATTACAGGCAACGTTGATATTAACGGAGACATTAGGCACAACGGCGACACTAATTGCCTCTTTGGCTTTCCTGCTAACGACACGTTTCGTGTTTCAACTGGCGGGACAGAAAGGTTCAGGATCACGTCAACTGGTGCGATTGCGATTGAAGGCTCCTCTAATTACGGCAGCAGCGGTCAAGTTCTAACCAGCAACGGCAACGACGCCCCAACATGGCAAAACGCTGGTGGCACGGTTGCCAGTGATTGCATCTACGAAAACTCTCAAACGATCTCGTCTAACTACTCCATCACTTCCGGCAAAAACGCCATGAGTGCTGGCCCGATCACAATCGCCTCAGGCGTGACAGTGACAGTAACCTCAGGGAGCACCTACACCATCGTTTGATGCAGCGCCCTGACCCGATGATCGCCGCCAAGCCAGGGGCCTCTGATTTGCCTGCGATGCGGGCTCGGGCCATGTGGCTTGAGGAATTGTT